CAGGGAAATAAATGAAAATAGCAGTATACACAATTGCTTTAAATGAAGAGCAATTTGTTGAAAGATGGTATGAATCTGTTAAAGATGCTGACTATATTTTAATTGCCGATACTGGATCAACAGATAAAACCGTAGAGATAGCTAAATCACTTGGAATAAATGTATTCCAAATATCAATAAACCCCTGGCGATTTGATGATGCTAGAAATGCGGCTTTATCTTTAGTTCCATCCGACATTGATTATTGTATATCCCTTGATATGGACGAAGTTTTATCAGAAGGTTGGAGAAAAGAATTAGAGTCTTTAGAAGGAACTAATGTAACTAGACCAATACACACACTTGTTAGCCACATATCAAAAATTGAAGACGAAGGTCTAGAATTTGATGCATTAAGAATGCATGCTAGACATGGGCACAGATGGAAATTTCCAATTCACGAATCTGTTTCTTTTTATGGAATAGAAGAAGTAAGAAAAAAGATTAATGTAAAAATATATCATCTTCCAGATAATACTAAATCTAGAGGACAATATCTTCCGCTTTTAGAAATGGCAGCAAAAGAAGATCCTGCTAGTGATAGATGTGCACACTATTATGCAAGAGAATTATTTTTTCACGCTAGATACAATGAGGCAGCAGAAGAATTTAAAAGACATTTATCTTTGCCTTCAGCATTTTGGAAACCAGAAAGATCTGAGTCTATGCGATATATAGCTAAATGCGATCCACAAAGTTCAGAGTTTTGGCTAAGGCAAGCAATTCAAGAATGTCCAGAAAGAAGAGAGCCGTACGTAGACTTGGCTCAATACTTTTATGAAAGACAAGACTGGATCAAGGTTAAAGAATATGCAAGCCTTGCATTAAACATAAAAGAAAAATACTTAGATTATTTTTGTGAAGCAGATGCATGGGGGTGGAAACCTCACGATCTTCTAGCTTTAGCTAGCTATAATTTAGGGTTTTACGAAGAGGCTTCAAAGCATGGAGAGATAGCAGTTTCTTTATGTGATGATCAAAGATTGCACGATAATCTAGGCTTTTATCATGCCGCTCAGAATCGTGAAAGTGGTATAATTTAAAAATGCCAAGCAACTTAACGCCAAAAAACTTTAGGTATCCGACGCTAGATATGTCACCAGATATCCCTAGAGATTTGGGTTATTTGGCTCAAGATATCGACGACTATTTAACAGCAAATCCAGGACCAACGGGCCCAACAGGTCCAACGGGTCCTACAGGTGCCACAGGCGCAGACAGCACAGTCGCAGGCCCACAAGGCCCAACAGGTGCACAAGGTACAACAGGCCCTACGGGCGCTACGGGCGCAGACAGCACAGTTGCAGGACCACAAGGACCAACAGGCGCACAAGGTCCAACAGGCCCTACGGGCGCTACGGGCGCAGACAGCACAGTTGCAGGACCACAAGGACCAACAGGCGCACAAGGTCCAACAGGCGCAACAGGAGCTACAGGAACTGGCGTTACTATTTTAGGAACCTATCCAACTGTTTCAGCATTACAATTAGCACATCCAACAGCAAATCCAGGCGACGCTTATTTAATTAATGGAGATCTATATGTTTGGGATGACGTTAATGATGAATGGGACAATGTCGGAAATATTCAGGGACCTCAAGGAACAGTAGGTGCCGCTGGTCCAACAGGTGCAACAGGCGCTACAGGCGCAACGGGTGCCACAGGCGCAGACAGCACAGTCGCAGGCCCACAAGGCCCAACAGGTCCAACGGGTCCTACAGGTGCCACAGGCGCAGACAGCACAGTCGCAGGCCCACAAGGCCCAACAGGTGCAACAGGCGCTACAGGCGCAACGGGTGCCACAGGCGCAGACAGCACAGTCGCAGGCCCACAAGGCCCAACAGGTGCACAAGGGGCAACGGGAGCGACGGGGAATACGGGTGCTACAGGACTTTCTGGCGGAATAACATTAACAGTAACAAATTCTGGCTCTGGGTCATATGTTATAAATGGATCAAATAATCCAACATTATCTTTTATTAGAGGACATCGTTATGTAATTAATGTAAGTGCAACAGGGCATCCGTTTTGGATTCAAACTATTTCGGGAGCTTACAGCGCAGGTAATATATATAACAATAGCGGTTTATCAAATAACGGAACTGATAGCGGAACAATTATATTTGAAGTTCCATTTGATGCTCCACAATTATACTATGCGTGTCAATATCATTCTTCAATGGCAGGAGCAATTACTGTTTCTAATTTAGGTCCCACAGGTGCTACAGGAACAAATGGTGCCGCAGGTGCCACAGGGGCAACTGGAGCGACGGGTGCCACGGGAGCAACTCCAACTATTGCAGATGGTTCTATCACAAATGCTAAACTTGTAAACTCATCTATTACAGTAAATGGGTCCGCAGTAGCACTTGGAGGATCTGTAACTGTTGCTGCAACAGCATATTCAAATGGAACAAATACGGCAAACTCAAATAAAATATTTTATAACAACACTGGCACTCCACCATCTGGAACTGCAGCAGGCGATTTATATGTCTTCTACTAGGAATACAGATGACTTTAAAAATATATGATGGAACTGACTGGAAGACACAAAGATCATTAAAATTTTATAATGGTTCTGCCTGGTCAACAGCTAAACAAGCCTGGATATTTAATGGTAGTTCATGGGCAATTACTTATCCAGAATTCCCAAGTTCTTCAGCAAACCCATCTATAACTGTATCCTCTGGGACAAACGGAAGAATTGGTTGTACATATAGCACAACAGTAGGCTCTTGGAACGCAGACGATGCATATGCTCCAACATCATACACTTATCAGTGGACAAGATCAGGCGTAGATATATCAGGAGCAACAGCATCCACATATACAACAACAGCATCTGATGCAGATAAAACAATTGGAGTTAAGGTAAAAGCTATCAACCAAAGAGGCGAGACAACAACTTCAGCAACTACAGGAATTACAATGCTTCCATTTGTAAGCTCTTTGTCTGCTACAAACACAACACAATCTGTCTCGGCCCCAACAGTTACTTTTAACGTATCTAATTTAACTTATAGCGGAAGCTGGACAGCTGTTTCAAATGCTACTACTTATGAAACTACTTATGGAGGAACTGCAGGAGCGCCTTCTGTAAATATAGGAGCAAGAACATTTTCTGGATCTGGAACAGCAGGATCAGCCTCTTTTTCTGTAAGAGCTGTTAATACAAATAGAATAGTGTCTTTAAGTTGGACGGCAGCTGTCGGAGCAGTCTCGTATGACATATATGTAAACGGATCTTTATATACAAATACTGGAAATACTTTGACTAGTTTTACTTACAATCCTCCAGATGATAACTCTAGAACATATATTGTTTATCCACGAACATCTACAACTCAAGGGTACGGATCAAATCAACCTTCAGTTGCAGCTGCCGCAACATATTCTACATATGGAACAGGAAGCGGAACTCTTGTTCAGCCAAACGCAACTTCGCCAACATCAGCATCGTCTTCTATAAGCCAAACAAGCTTTTTTGTTTCTTGGTCTGGAGCAACAAATGCAACAAAATACAGAATATATTGGGTAAGTCAATCTAACTGGACGGGAGACCCTACTGTTTCTTACGATGCAGAAACAACAAATACTTCAGTAACGTTTACTTCAAACTTTAATCCTGGAACAACGTATTATGCATACATTTCTGCATCAGGAGATAATAACGTATGGACTCCATACGGAGCATATAAAACTTCTGCAACTGTTGCATATCCAGCACCAGGAACGCCTTCTCCGTCCACATCTAGCGTTACTTCTACATCATTTAATATTTCATGGAGTGCAACAACTTATACAGATAGCTACAGGGTCTGGGTCGGTACTTCAAGCGGAGGAAATAACATAGTAAATACAAGCACAACATCAACCTCTTATTCAGTAACTGGACTATCTAATAGCACAACATACTATGTCACAATTACTGGATATGGAA